CCCTGTCTATACCGCATCAAAGCCATGATCACTGTATCAACATAGTCGTCATGTGCGCCATTGGGGAATGAAGCGCATTCTTCAATAACTTCATCAGCCCAACGAGTTTCAGGACACCAGACCATCCCCGAGGCAAACATATCCGTTATACTGTTTGCCCGCACGATCTTATCACCCGAAGCCCGCGTTGGCGTGAACTCAGATACTGGGATATCCATTTGCCTCAACTCATGAACCAAAGGCAAGCCTGAAGCTTTGCCCTCAATTAAGAACGTGTCGGGCTGCCATTCATCGTATAACTCTTTTGCCCTAGCTTTCAGCGCGGGGAACTCCATGCGTTCTTTGAAAGCATCAAGCAGGATGATGTTACTCTGGGTGTTGCCGCTATCATCCTCCTTGTCGAACACACCCCAAACATTGAACGCACTATAGTCAGAGCGGTTGTTCTTTGTAAATGCGGTGTCAGCAGTTATGATAACGTATTCATAATTAGGCGGACTAGTCTTCTCCCAGCGCCTCCACCACTCACGCTTAAGGATTGCCCCTTCTTCATTGGTGGGCTGCTGCTGGTACTGAGCATTCCATTTAGACGCGGGCAACTCTGACTTGAGAGCCTCTAGAGCTTCTCTGCTCCAGAACCCAGGCCAGATAGGATTGCCCGAAGGCAACAGAGCAGGAAGCTCAATTACCTCCCACTCGGATGTGCCGTCACGCTCCATGGAGCTTTGAATTAATCTGCCCGTTAAATCTCTTTTGCCCCAACGAGTCATGACGATGACGATGCGAGCGTCTGGCTGCAAACGCTGGCGCGGCCCTGAGGTGTACCAGTCAAAGACCTTATCGTAGACAGAGGCATCACCTATCGCGGCGATAGCGTCCTGCTCGGTGTGAGGGTCATCAATGATGAATAGATCAGCGCCCTTACCGGCGATAGCTCCTCCAACACCCACGGCGAAGTAGGCTCCTCCCTTGGAGGTGTTCCAGCGGCCTGCCGCCTTGGAATCCGACTGAAGCTTAACCTCACTAAAGATGTTCTTGTAGTCATCACCGTCAATGACGTTTCGGGTCTTACGACCAAAGCTAACAGCAAGCTCCGCAGTGTGGGTTGCCTGGATGATTTTCTTCTCTGGGAATCTACCCATAAACCATGCGGGCAAAAGGAACGATGCAAACTCAGATTTGGTATGACGAGGTGGCATGTTGATGATGAGCCGCTTGCAGTCTCCAGTCATTACCCGCTCAAAAGCTTCAGCCATGATTTCATGGTGCGGGCCTTGGATAAACCCAGGCCACATAGCTTTTACGAAGGGCAAGAACTTAACCTTAGCCTTTTCACGGGCCTTGGCTTCTTCCAATTCCTCTATGAGCTTCAGGAAATCTCGCTGCTCGTCCTGGCTCATTAGAGCTAGCTTGGGCAGAATTGCAGAAACGTCCAATTTACTCTCCAAAAAGACCCCCTCCCCTTTGAGGGGGAGGGGAAGTTATGTCGAAAGAACACGACGAGGAGAGAACAACCAAGAGAGTTGCCCTCTCTCTATACATCGATTCAGGTTGGCCCTGCAATAGAGCGATTGGTGATCGTTATGCTCCGCGCGCGACCGTAGCGGTACTCAATAAACCCACGATCAGACAACGCAGTAACCAATCTATGGACACCACTTTTTGATTTGATGCCTAGATGGTTGCTGATTTCTGAATAACTGGGCGAAAACCCATTCTGAGCTAGAAATTCCTTAACAAAATCATAGAGTTGCCTCTGAAGCTTTGTCATTAGCGCCAGTTTCCCTGCAACTTGATCAATGTTTCGATGGTTTTTTGCCCAAGCAAAGGGATTGCCGCAAAATCATCGGCATTTGCCCTAAGAAACTCAGCCTCAGAGCTAAAATTAGTCAGTGCCCCATAGACTCTGTGGGCAAGCCTACCGTCCATCATGTCGTAGATGACCCCCTTATAGGGCAAATACCACATATCGCCCTCAGCGGCCTTCTGAGAGGCTTCTACGGCGTCCTTAGAGGCCTTCATTGAGTGCTGCATCACGGCAGCAGAGCCTCTAATTAGCGCGGCAGCTTGCCCATAAAGGTATTGCTCTGCAATTTCTGCGGCTTGCATCATGCCTGCAATGTAATCTTCCAGATCAACTTGTCTCTGATCGTGGATTATGTGGTTATTTTCTGACATCTTTGCCTCCTATCGTGATTGAACACATAGGGAACCAAGTTTGAAATGTCAATATTGTACCGGGTGGGGGTAGATGGTACCTAACTTTTGATAGGGGGTGGGTTTGCTATTGAATGTTGTGGGAGGGTTTTGGAGGAAATTGGTAGGGGAGTGGTTGATTTATTTTGGGGTCGTTTGTGAGGATTAGTATGTAGGCTGGCGGGGGTGGCGATCTGCTGGATCGGGGTGTCCCCGGTGGGTGGGGTCACGCCGGAGCCATTACTTCACCGCCCCGGTCATGCTCATTCCGCTCAAGTATTGATCAAGTATTAACCAAGTAACAATAAGCACCGACCAAGCAATCACCAAGTCAATGCTCATCGTCACCTAGTATTCATCCGGCCAGTTTGGCTATCTTGTCTTTAATCTGTTGTTCAATATCCTCTGGCGATCTCGCTTCAACTGTTTCTGTAAGTACTCTATCAGTGAATAGCGAGACGGTTGTCATCTTGCCTAGTAGTTCCAATGCACGGACACGAACTGTTGCTGGGTTTTTACTGTCCTGGGATTCAAGCCATAGTTTTTCAATGACGTGTTGCTTTATGCGGAGGGAATCATGCGATGTTTTAGCCTGCCTTTCCTCAATTAGCCTATTCACCCTCTCGGCAATATCCTGGCGCGCCATTAGTTTGCACGCTTCATTGTTTATAATGTTGGGCTTCATGTTCTCTGCGTTGTAGGCAATGCGGTAAGCCGCGCTTAAATTGCTACCTTTGGCGACTTCCTGGCAAAACACTTCTTGCTTTGCAGTAAGTCCATTGGCGTCTTTACCCTGGCCAGCGGATAGCCTCACTACCTTACCACCATCATTAGCCACTAGGGACAATACAGGCTTGCCTATTGCCCTAGGCTTATTGGTAGACCCCTTAGGCCTACCCCGTTTGGGTTTAGTGTCATCCCCTTGCATTCCATCATTCTCCCTAGGCTGCGCTATGCCCGGTAAACCGGGGGCGGGCGGCAATCATCTGGCGAACCATTCGCCAAATAGAAACCGCGCGCGGTATATATAAACCACTAACCTGTTGAAAAACAACACTATCAAAATAATTTGTTACCATTTGTCCATGTTGGGCAAAAACCCCTCAAAATCACTGACAAACCCTTGGAATAAATGGATAAAAAAAACTGTTGACATCGCTTTCCGTTTCCTGTCTTATGATGACAACACCGCAGCACATAATAAGCAAGACGGTGAGGCTTAGATGGTCATCCTAGCTTGCTCCCTGAAAGATGGGTGGCGTGATGCTAGCGCCGCCGTCTCGGTTTCCTGGTCGGCCCATAGACCAATTATGTTGGCAGGGGGGATAGCACCCCTGGCCGCATAATCCGCCGTCAATGGCGGGTCGTGTGGCCCAGCAATTATGCTGGCCAATTGGGAGCCTTCCAATATGGTTTTTAACCTGTCAAAGCTGCCTGCCTATGCCCGAGAGATGATTGAGGGCAGCGCGAAATGGCGTAAGCTTTTCTCGAGCAAACCTAAGCGTTTGCTGGCGGTGGGCACCGATGCTAAAACCATCAAGGGCGAAAAGAAGAATGTCATGACTGCCATTCTTTACTTAACCCCTGCCGATGGTTCTGGCGTCAATATGTGCGCCAATGCTGCCCTAGCAGGCTGCATCATCGCTTGCCTATTCACGGCAGGGCGAGGCGCAATGCAGAATGTCGCTTTCGCGCGACTACGCAAAACACTATTCTTCCTGCAATACCGCGATGAATTCTTGGCCATGTTGCATGCCGAGATTGCCATGCTGCAACGCAAAGCAAACGAGCGCGGCATGCTTCTTCGAATTCGCCTTAACGGTACTTCGGATATCCGCTGGGAGTTGCTGGGTGTGCCGCAAGCGCATCCCGATAAAAGCTTCTACGATTATACGAAACTGGCGAACCGGGCGGTTCCGTCAAACTATGACTTGACGTTTAGCTATTCGGGGATTGCGGTATTCCAGCGCCAAGTTGAGCGCGCTGTCGCGGCAGGCATGCGTATTGCCGTGGTATTCCGAACCCGCGCTATGGTCGAGGCTATGCTTGCCAATGGTGAGTGTTTCCTCGGCATGGAATTAGTCGATGGCGACGACGACGACAATCGCCCGGAAAATCCCCTTGGCGTGGTGGTTGCGCTCTATGCCAAGGGCAAGGCGAAGCATGACACTACGGGCTTCGTGGTGGGCTGACATGGCAGGGGGGGGGTCTACCCCCCCCTCGCTACCTAAACCGTCCGCAAGGGCGGCTTTGGCAGCGAGTTTGCTGACAACGATAGGGAAACAAATAATGAATGCAATTTCTGATAAGTGCATCTCTGACTTGTATGAAGATGCATATGGGTTTCGACCCGGTGCTACTTTCCTCCGGGTTTGGCGCGGCCTTAGTTGCGAGGACAAGCGCGGGCTTTGGGATGCCATGGTCAAGGCCTCGGTGGAAGCGCGGGCCTGATAGGTAGGGGGGGGTTACCCCCCCTATCCTCTACTGGCGAACGCATGCAATCCCGCGTGCGCTCGCTTGTGTAGGGTAAACTATGAACAAGAATGAATGCTATTCTGTCGTCTGGATTGAATTAAGCTTGCGCAAGATGGCGGATATCCGGCGAGAGGATTTCGCAACCTATGACCATGCAAGCTTGTTCGCTTCGCAAGTCATGGAAATTGGTGGGCGAACCGGCGTGATGTTCTCGCTTGAAATTGTCGACCCCAATGACGTGACGGTGTTTGAGCGAGAATTCGAATACTAAAAGATGGGAGGGTTAACCCCTCCCTCTACTGGAAAGCACATGCATCCCGCGTGTGTTTTCTTGTGGAGAGAATAACATGAGCAACATTAAGACGCTGGCCAGCATCAAACGAGCATTGCGCGACGTGTATGCATGGCCGGGCGGTTATCCGCTCTACATCGTCATGGCAGATGGCGAAGCTCTTTCGATTGCGGCGGCGCGGGCTGAATGGCGCAACATCTGCCATTCCACGCTGCATGGTTTCCGCGATGGGTGGCAAGCTGCTGGCGTGGATGTGAATTGGGAGGATGGTGAACTGTATTGCGCTCACACTGGCGAGCGCATTGAATCCGCATATGGGGAGGGCTGAAACATGGACATTCAGACACTAAAAGACTGCCTGCCCAAACTATCGGGGAAGGATTTTGAGTTTGCTTCCAGCCTAGTAGCAGCCCATGCGCGATGGGGTGGGCTGACACCCAAACAAGCCCCGTGGGTGGGCAAACTTATTGCCCGCGCCAATGGGGAGGATAAGCCCCAGGCGGTGCGGGTGGGTGATCTGGCCCCCATCCTGGCCCTATTCAGCCGGGCAGGGAGCCGCCTCAAGCGGCCTGCCGTGGTGCTATCCACCCCAGAGACAGGTGCCCTCAAAGTCACTGTGGCGGGGTCTAGGAGCAAGTTTCCTGGCAGCCTGTCAGTGGCAGGGCTGGGCAGCTTCGATAACCGCGCATGGTTTGGACGCATCGCCATAGACGGGACATTCATTCCCGCGCGGGATGCTGAGGGCAAAGAGGCTGCGCTTGCTGGCATCTTGTCGCGCTTTGCTGCCGAGCCTGCCCAGGTGGCAGGTGAGCATGGCAAGCTGACTGGCGCATGTTGCTTCTGCAATCGCGCGTTGGAAGATGCCCGGTCTACTGCCGTAGGCTATGGCCCAATCTGCGCGGGCAACTACGGGCTGCCCTGGAATTGACACCCCGGTAAGGTGGCGCGGCTTAGGCCGCGTGCATCTTGCCCGGCTGCCAATCAAGATGGCCGACGAGGAAAAACAATATGAAAAACAAGACGATAGTCGATGATATTTTCGACCGGATGGCCGCGCATAACCGTGCGGTAAGCATGAGCGAACCCGCCCCCGAGGCTGCGCCGCACGTCAACCCGCCATTGCGTGGCGACGAGGCGGTCATCCTGCGCCAAGCTTCGGCCATCATGGCCGAGCGCGGCATCCACGTCACCTCGCGCAAGCTTTGGGATATGGCGATGGATATACAGGGGGAGATTGACGCCCAGGCCTGAACAACCTATTGAACAATCCACCAACAACGAGAGAGAAAATGAACCAACAACCCACCCACGAATTCCCCGCAACAATCCGCGCGCGGAGGCAGGCCCTGGAGCTGGCGCGGTGGTCGGAGGGCATCAGGAAATCCTGGGAGAATGCCTGCGACAATGGCGCGGAAGGCCATCTCCGGGAATGCGAAGCTATCCTGGCAATCAGCCGGGCATTCGACACCCTGGTGACCTATGCCGACGTGTTGGATGGGCAATTTCTGTCCGGCCACGATCTACTTGGCCAGATGGCTGACATGGCCAGCGATATGGCTGGCACCATCATCACCAAACGCTGAACAAAAACAAGGAGATAACACCATGCGAATTGAACAAGTCCGCACCGCCATCGCCGCCGCAATATCTGCGAACCACAAGGGCAAGCATATCGTGCTGTTCCTTCACGGCGCGCCAGGGACGGCCAAGTCTGCCCTGGTTCGCAGCGAGGCGCAGAACCATGGCATGCAATTCCTCGACTGGCGCTTGTCCATTCATGAGCCTGTCGATTTCACAGGTGTGCCCATGGTCAAGGATGGCAAGACTGTGTTCTGCCCCCCGGGGTGGTTGCCCACTGACGGCGAGGGCATTCTGTTCCTCGACGAATATCCGCACGCCATGCTCAGTATGCAGAATGTTGGTGGTCAGCTTATCTATGACCGGCAAATCGGGGACTACCCCCTCCCCCCTGGGTGGGTGGTGATCCTGGCGGGCAACGATGCAAAGGACAAGGCAGGCATCACTAAAACCCCGCAGCAGATCAATAACCGGGTGATCCATATCGACGTCGAGCCAGACCATGATAGCTGGCGCAACTGGGCGATGGACAACGGCATCGATGGGCGGCTGCTGGCATTCCTCGATCTGCGCCAGGAGCTACTCTGCAAGCCCAGCCCTGACGCGCGGGCATTCCCGACGCTGCGCTCATGGGATTTTGTGAACACCATCCTGGGCGAGGAACTCCCCCGCCCCATCCAGTATGAGATGCTGGCTGGTACGGTCGGCCCTGGTCCGGCTGCTGAACTGACTGGCTTTCTGGATGTCTACACTGGGCTGGTGTCCTGGCGTGATGTCCTGGCCAATCCAGAGACGGCAGCCCTGCCGGAAGGTCCGGCCAATAGTTATGCCCTCATGTCGGTGCTGTCGCGCCGCGTGAACACAGACACAATCTGGGCGCTGGCCTGCTACCTCAAGCGCATCAGCCGGGAGATGGGCAATCTATGCATGACTGATGCAGGCAGGCTGCAACCCGTCCTGAAAGAGACGAAGCCCTACACCCAGTGGGCAATTGACAACCATATCTAAACCAACTATCTGGACAACCTGAGGAGAAAAACCATGGACATCACCACCAAAGCAATGCTTGTTGCCCTGACCATCAAGGCATGGTCAGGCGCGAAGATCGACAAGCGGGTCGGCCAGGACGTGGCCGCCCGAGAGGGTGCCGACAATGACGCCGGTCACTACAGCAAGAAGCTGGTAGCCAAGGATGCCCTGGCCGAGGTCAAGGCCATCTCTGGCGAGGCCCGCACCAAACACTATGAATACACCCTGCCCTGGTCACAGGACGGCGCACGCATCCTGCCATCCGCGATGCATGCCAAGTATGCCGCCGACATGCGCGGCCTTCAGGACCGCTTCGAACTGGCGGTCAAGGGGTTCATGGCTGACTATGAGGGGCAAATCCTGCTGGCGCAGCGCCGCCTGGGCAGCATGTTCGTCGAGGCTGATTACCCTGACCCACGGGATATCGAGGGCAAGTTTGCCTGGGAAATCAACGTCATGCCCATCCCTTCGGGCAATGACTTCCGGGTCAGCCTGTCGCAGGACATGACTAATGCCATCCGCCAGGACATTGAGGCGAAGACTGGCAAGGCAGTGCAGGATGCCACTCGCTCCCTGTTCGAACGGGTCAGCAAGACTATCAGCCACATGGCCGAGAGCCTGGAGGATTACGGCGAGGTCATTGAGAATGGGAAGGTCAAGAAAATCAACCCCTTCCGCGACAGCGTAGTCGGAAACATCCAGGAACTGGTTGACCTGTTGCCCGTGCTTAACATCACCGGTGATAGCGCGTTGACAACGATCACCGAGAACATTAAGAAAAGCCTGCTGAATGCCAGCGCGAAAGACCTCCGCGAAGACCCGGCCCTGCGCCGCGAAGTTGCGAAGGATGCCCGCAAGGTTCTGGAAGACATGGAAGGATATATCTGATGGACGCCCAACAGAAAGTCTCGACAGCCGTGAGGGCGCTGATGTTAGATCAGCGTTTCTTCGGCACCCTGATCTGCTCCGTCCAGATCATCGCTGCCACGCATATTCGTGGGCACCGAATTGACACGATGGCAACCGATTATAAGGCCATCTATTACAATCCCGGCTTCGTCGACACGTTGACGGTGGGCGAGGTCAAGGGTGTGCTGTGCCATGAGGTTATGCACATTGCCAATGGTCACAGCCTTCGACGCGGTGGGCGTGACCCGTTCCGCTGGAACGTGGCGTGCGACTACGCCATCAATCCGCTGATCCTTAAGGGCAAGATGATCCTGCCTAAGGATTGCCTCAACGATCCGCGATATAGCGGCATGTCAGCGGAGGAGATTTATCTCCGCGAACAGGCCAAGCCAAAGCCTGCTCCAGCGCCGCAGCAGAAGGCCGCACAGGCCCCTCAGCAGGGCGGCGAGGGGGATGGTGCCGGCCAGGATGGCGATGCCCCTGGTGAGGCTGAGGATGAGCCTCAAGATGGCGCTGATCAGGACCAGAGCAAGCCTGACCAGGGCAAGGACAAGGATGAGGGCAAACCCGACCAGCCCGGCCAGGACCAGGGGCAGGATGACAAGCCTAGCCAGGGCAAGCCCGACTTCTCCAAGCCTGGGCTGGTGCTGGATGCCATCGATGACGAGGGCAAGCCCCTGACTGACGCTGACAGGCGCGAGGCTGAGGCCGACATGCAAGTTAAGATCATCCAGGCTGCACAGATTGCCGTCAAGGCAGGCCAGGACGCATGCGGCTTTGAGCGGCTGGTCGAGGAGGCGAAGAACCCGCGCGAGGATTGGGTCGAGGTGCTGCGCCGCTTCATCCAGCAGAATGTCGAGGTTCCTGCTGACCCGACATGGAGCAAGCTGAACCGCAGAGCGTTTGCCCTTGGCACAATGCTGCCGGGCAGAACTAAGGAAGGCCTGGGCGAACTGCTCATTGCCATCGACACGTCTGTTTCTATGGATGCTTTGCTGGTGGGTAGGTCCATCGCAGAACTCAAGGCCATCCTTGAAGACACCGACTATGAGACGGTCACGGTCATGGCGTGTGACGCCATGGTTCATTGGCACGCGACGTTTGCCAAGGGTGAGGAGCCTGTGATCCGCGTCCCTGGTGGGGGCGGCACTGCCTTCTCCCCAGTCTGGCGCAAGGCTGAGGCGCTGGGCTTGAACCCCAAGGCCTGTGTCTACTTCACTGACCTGGATTGCTACGACTTCGGTGAGGAGCCTGAGTATCCCGTGCTGTGGGCGCAGTGGGGCAGCTATCCCGCCAAGCCGCCCTTCGGCGAGGTGGTGAAGGTGGAGTTAGCATGAGGATTCCGCACCGGCTGAGGGAGTATATCTCCCTCACCACTAATCTTCTGGATGAATTGGAAATCGAGTGGAGCTTAGACGTGGCGCACAAGCACCCGCGTCTACTCTACTCGGTCAACGGTAAGCCATTCATGCAGATAGTTTCTGGCTCATCGTCAGACAAAAGGGCCGCACTGAACATGCGCGGCGACGTGCTTCGGACAATCAGGAGAGAGCAAGGAGAACGGTAATGATTGGTTTTAGAAGCTGGCCTTTGGCCGCGCCTGAGTATGGAGACATGATCCAGCGCCGCCGCGATGCAAAGGGGGGAAAGGTGCTGGCTGTGTTAGTTTGGGATGGCGATATTGCAGGAGAGGGGGAGGTCTACCTTCACCCAGATTTCTTTTCTGGGATGGCGTGGGTCACAGCAAAAGACGCAATGAATGATTGGATGGGACTGCTCGACCATGAGTATAGCCGTTGGCATTGTATTTTTGGGAGGTGCAATGAATGCATGGGGAAATGCAAGAAAGGCACGCCGGGAGTTGACGGTCCAGTAGAAACCGAATATAAATGCGAGAAAGAAAATGGAGAGTGACAATGAATGAGCGGGTATTCGTTAGGTCGAGGCTGCTGCACGCCGAAGCGCAGCAAGTCCTCATGGATATGAGGAGCAAGCTGGAGATAAGCGAACCGGAAACCATGAACCGGTTCACCTCCCTCATGCTGCGGTCACGCGCCGCTGAGAACCTCGCTTTCGGTCGGCTGATGCTGGCCAAGGCTTACCTCAAGAGCGCACGCCGGGTTGAAGCCGGGCTGCAATAACCAAACAAACAAGGAGAGATGCTATGAATGCTTTGTCAAAATACATAATGGATAAACGCAGTCTTGCTGGCCACCCGGCCTCGATCAGGTTCGTTCATCCATTGGTTTGCCGCGATGGCTTCGAGATGTCGGTGCAAGCTAGTGAGCATCACTACTGCATGCCGCGCGACAATGCTGGCCCATGGACTGAGTTTGAATGCGGGTTCCCAAGCAAGCCGGTGCCCGAATTAAGGGACTGGAAGGAAGAGATGGAAGAGGATGCGCCGGACGAGGATTGCATCTTTGCCTACGTCCCTTGGTCGGCAGTGATGCTGACCATTGAGAAGTATGGTGGCTGTGATGTTTTGGAGGAGATGAAGTGATGACCGATCAGGAGCGCGTCGCCGTCCTTGAGGCAGAATTGAAAAAAGTCTTGGATGTGAAGAACTTCTGCCAAGATGAAATGGAAGTGCTTGGGGCAGAATTAAGGAAGATTCTAAATGAGAATACTATGTTGAAGAAGAGGAGGGATGAACTCATATATGATAATGAAACTCTCGTTAGAGAAAACAACCACTTCAACAATCTCATTGAGAGTATCTATAGCGTTCTAGCTCTTGGTGGGTGCAGAACACCAAGAGATTGAGAGATACGCGCCCTGCTGGATTCGAACCAGCGGCCTGAAGCTTAGAAGGCTTCTGCTCTATCCAACTGAGCTAAGGGCGCACAGGAGGCTGGCATTAGTTTGCCAGCCTCTTTCTTTTGTGGTAAAAGACAAAGCCCAGGCCGCGCTACGAACGCTGCCTGGGCTTCTAACCATTGAACCACCGGGATAAAGCTCATGGCTGACCTATCTATATGCGCGATTGCCGGATGCGGCAAGGCTTCCTCAGTGCGCGGCTATTGCAGATCACATTATAAAATGCTCCACAAGAAAGGCGCTTTAGTTACAAGAAAGCCTCGGGATGGAGATAACAACTGCGGAAAAACGCAATGTCCAGCAGCAAAAAAAATTAATTACTGGATGTGGTATTTAAAAAACGCAGAAGTTTACAAGAAAAATAAAAAAATATATTACGCACGCGAAGATATAAAAGCCGCTGGAAAAGTTTGGCGTGAACGCGATGGTGTAAAAGCTAAGCGAAAGGGAAGCACGCGCAAATGGAAAGCCGCCAATCCAGAACGCGTTCGCAGCAACATAGCCAAATACCAAGCAAGAAAAAAACAAGCCATGCCATCATGGCTAACGCAAGATCACATGCAACAGATACATGCAGTGTATGCTGAAGCGCATCGCCTTTCAGTTGAGACTGGCACTCCTTATGATGTGGATCATATCGTGCCGCTTCTTGGCAGGGTTGTCTGCGGCCTCCATGTCCCGTGGAATTTAAGAGCCATCCCTGCGGTTGAGAACCGCAGGAGGCCTAGAATATACAAAGACGGTATGGCTTAAAGCCCATCCATCCAGCTATCGTCGCCCGGTAATGGCAAACCCGGCTCACTGAAGCCCCCGGTCGGGCGGTCATAGGCTAGCTCAGCCTTGCCGGTCCGGCCTTGATGACTAAATCTGCATTTCCACACATGCAATGTCGAAGCTTTGTCATTCCTGTGCATGGTTAAACCAAAATCACACCGGTTAAACCAGTGGGCAGACCCACTAATGGAGTAACCTGTAGGCACCCAATCGCCACCAACATTCATTGGCTTTGCCGGGTGAGCGATGATGAAAAGAACAACCTCACTGCGCTGGGCAAACATCTTAAACTTGCTCAGCATTTCATTGATGGCTTCAGTGTCTACAGCGCCATCCTTGCCACCTAGCTTGATGAAGTTGAACGGATCAACGACACAAGCCTTCACACCACTGCGGCGCACGGCAGTCTCAAACCGTTCGATCAGGCTCTCGACCGTAGGCATGATGCCATCGTGGGTCAGGAACGTGACGTGCTCCTGCACCCAGGCCATGCCATCATTCAACTCAGCGTCAGTGATGCGCGGCGTTGGACCATAGCCAAATGGTTTGTTCTGACGCAGGGCAATCAGCTTGGAGACGTGAATCTCTGGCGGGTTCTCAAAGCTGGCATAAGCCACTGACCAGTTATGCTGCTGCATCGCGTTGACCAGCATGGCATCGATGAACGTGGACTTGCCATGACCAGGGACACCAGTGACCACAACTAGATTGCCAGGGCAGAGCGTATACACATCGTCTACACTGGACCATCCAGTTGATTTGCCTGGGGGCAAACCATTCTTATAAAGGTCCATGACCTTGGAATAGAAATCAACTGGCTGGGCAATGCCTTCGATGGGCCAGGGCTGGGCCTTGTCGATAGTCTGACGCAGCGCGTCAGCGCCAAACTTAACGAGAGTATCGTTCGCGTCCTTACATCCTGACGGGAAATCGACCTTATAGCATTTCGTTTTGCCCAGGCGACGAGCTAGTTCCTGTGCCGTTGTCTGGCCAGGATCATCCATATCGACCGCCAGATATATCTCCTTGGCATTCGCCAGCAGATCGTCGTGGGCGGCTATCCAGCGCAACCGGGCAGCATCATCAGCCGTCGAGGCGGCAATGGCTCCAGAGGGGATTGAGACGGCTTCTATGCCAGCTTCCCAGTAGGAGAGAGCATCCATCTCCCCTTCGGTAATCACCACCCTGGACTTATCTGTTAGCCGGTCAGCCAGATAAAGCGTGACGGCAGCGCCTTCAGCCGTGAAGTCTTTGCCCTCTATCGCCCGCCACTTAGCAGCGTAGGTATTGCCCTGGTGACCATAGACGAAGCCCAGTGCTGGGCGTTCAGCGTTGAGCTTCTTGAACCAGCGGTCACCAGACACAAGGCCCAGGCTCTCGGCTGTAGCTTGCGAGATACACCTACCTTGAAGATACTCCAGCGCATCAACTGACAGACCACTGCTCTCGATCTTTCTCATCGGCATCACTGCTGCCATAGGCTTCTCTCCTTGGGGTTTTGCCCCTGTTGTTCTACCTTTTTCACCGCAATGCCAGCAGTTCCAGACCACCGCGCCTTCAGGCGTCGTATGGATGGACAGGCTAGGATCATTGCGCGTCTTTCTCTGCGGCTCACACGCCGGGCAAGCCACCCTCGTTTGCTGGCCCTTGGCTTTTGCCAGCACATACTCTGGATCAATGCTCATCCGAGGATGATGGCATAAAGGTAATGACAACGCAACGCCAATAGGTTTTGCAAACCATCTTTATTTATCATGATTACCAATCACTTGGATAACCTCACCAGTCAACGGATCAATGCGCCTTACCTCAGAGGCAGGGCCGAAGCTTTGCGTCTGCCAGAAGGTTTTGGTTGTAGCCATCTCCATCTTAGCTTTCTCTTTGCGCTTCACCTTGCGGGCATAAGCTGCCTGCTGGTTGGCATACTTCTTAAAGGCTTCCCGTCTTTGGGTTTTAGATAAACTCATTCCATTCTCCAAATCCTAGACATAGCTCTCCCCTTTCCGCCTTCCGGTCTACCATTGGTTGGTAGATTGGAAGCTCCTGACCAAGGAGAAGCTAGCCTAAGCTAGCCCGCGTACTCCGTTGCCTTATAGCCAGGATGCCAACCTGACCCCGCCGGGGACATTTTAAGGCGTCTCCCCTAGCTAGCTTCAGTCAGGGGGGTCATTCCCTGATGGACAGCTAACTAGTTCCGTACCTCACTGCGAGTTCTGCTCGCCGACCGTATAGGCTCCGGGAAGGAAGGGGTGACCTGAACCCGGATTTATTCGGCCCTTTACGGGAGGGCCGCGAACCGTGAGTTCCATCTTACTGGGCGGGGAAAACGCAACGGTAGCAAACCCCAGACAATGACAATTGCCATTGGCCCGTAGTCACCACTTGATTTGGAGGAGGATGTGATCCATAAATCCCGACAGGGATTCTGTATCCCACCCCTTCTGGTCAAGGGGTTTGAGAGGGCGGCCTTGGCGGGCCGCCCTCTCCCTTCCTTCCTCGCACATTACAAACCAGAAGGCAATCCTCTTTTTCGGGGGGAAGGCGCTTGCCCTTGGTGATAAACCATGCCACTATCCATCCATCGAAAGGACACATCAATGAATCCGTTTAATGATCAAGCTAAATTCATGCGCGCTTGCGGCCAGAAGGTCGGTGACTGGGACACTGACCAATTCAATCTCTATCTGCGGCTGATCCGCGAAGAGGCAACTGAGCTTCTAGATGCTGTTGCCCAAGATGATAAGGTCGAGATGTTCGATGCCATCCTTGATCTGATCGTCGTCTGCATTGGTGCTGGGCATTCCGCTGGCTTTCTCATGTCCGCTGGCTGGGAGACGGTGACTCGCTCCAACATGGCAAAGGTTGACTCAGAGACAGGCCGCGTTCGTCGCCGGGCGGATGGCAAGATTCTTAAGCCCGAGGGATGGGAAGCCCCACAAAAGGAGCTTGCCCGCCTCATCCGCATCTCTGACTTCTTGGGCTGATCATGACGGCAAAGAAACGCGCTCCCATCACTAAGGCAGAGCGCCAAGAAATGCGCGAACGCTACATCAAGGGTGAGAGCTATTATGAAATCTCCAAGATATTCAACTGCTCACCAAGGACGGTGCAAGGAACATGTGCTGGCCTTGCCCACAGGCAGGGAGGCATTGGCCGCGCTATCACAACCAAACAGATTGCTGAGATTGCCACGTTGAGAGCAGAGGGCAAACATGTTCCCGAGATTTCTCGGATCGTGGGTGTCAGCATGACCAGCGTGACAAGGTATTCGCCGCGCGAATTTAAGCGGGCAGGCTCTGCTCAAGGCGGCGAAGTCACTAGTCAACTGAAGAGGGCGGCGCGGGAGGAGGCAGTCAGGATGGTTCAGGAAGCTGAGGCAGCTAAGCCCAAGCCTGCGCCTAAGCCGATAGAGGAACTGCCGGACACCGTGGCCAGGATGATTAAGTCTCTTCGTGGTCAAGGCTATAAAGAGGCTGACGCCCGGTCCTGGGCTATCAATTACTACAACAAAAACCGCAAACCATAGGAGATGACAATGAGTTCGTTTGACCTTCAATCGCCAAACTACCTAGAGCAGGCAGCCGATAAGCTGGCCGCGTGGGGTGAGATGCCTGATCTGGTAAAGCTGTTTCGGGAAACCGCTTACGCTCAGCGGACGGCCAATCTCGCCTTCAAGATTTGGTATGCGCCTGTTGACTGCACCGACACCATTGCTTCGGCGGGCACCACTATCAACCATCTGTGGGAGTCTCCTGCCGACTTCTTTGAGGAATCCGATTGGCTGGACTACGGCGACATCATGCAGATGAATCGTTCTATGGATATCTCTTCGGTGTGGAGCGTTGTCCTGCCGATTGCGCGCAATGAGGACGGCACCGTTCTTGGTTACCAGACTCGGACCTTCAGCACCTATGAGGAAGCTGTTGCCGCGCGCGACGAAGCTATGAAGGAGGACGATCAATGACCGAACCAGCAAAAGACGAAGCCGAACTTCTGCGGCGTATTGAAGAGCAGTCAGGTTGGGACGGACAGTGGCTGATAGCGCCGGTAGACGCCATCGCCGCAATTCGCAAGGCAGGGTGGGCGGTGGTGCCGGTGGAGCCGACTAAGGAAATGTTTGATGCAGTGCATGCATCAAGCGCGCATGGCCATGGGATTGTGGATTTATACCGCGCTATGATTGAAGCAGCCCTGGAGGTGAAGCCATGAGCGATTGGTCATGTCCAAAATGCAATCTGCGCTCAGGCCAGACATGCGCCGATCAGGATTGCCCTGGCCTAGCCAAAGCGATGGGGCAGGCGTTTCGGATGCAGCCCCTTCCAGACCCTGCCCTGCGCGGCATTAGCGGTGTCATGGGCTGTATCTGCCCACCTACTAGTGAACAGACGTGCCAAGGGCTGCTTTGCCCACGCAAAAATCACATGAAGGAGGTGAAGCCATGAGCGTATCAAATAAAGACATTGAGACATTGATCCAGTGGAACATAAACTGCGTGGAAGCCTTGCGCAAATCAGGCCATGAAGCTGGCGCTCAGGCGCACACAGAAACCGCCGCCATGCTGGACGCCCTCCGCGCCGAGAACGCGCGGCTGCGGGAGGCGTTGGAGGATTTGTTGGATGATACTTGGGTTGGGGACTTCGGCGAATGGTTTGAAGATCGGCTTAAACAAGCCCGCGCAGCCTTGGAGGTGAAGCCGTGAAAGAAGACGATAGTTAATTCATGCTATCTCTATAAATTTTTGGACGCCTGAGATTCTCAGTCCCTGGGATGGCGCGTAAATTCCAGGGAACATGCAGCCCACACACAACCCCGCCCTCTAAAGGCACGATATGATCAACATGATACACGACGCCGGTTTCTTTTTCTAAGCGCCGTGCTTCAACATACACTGCGTTGATCTGGGAGATGTGATCTGGCGTTAGCCATGATGGCATGGCTTGCTTTATTTTTGCGCGGCGTTTAGCCGCATAGCTACAGACCAATGCTTTGTTGTTTGCCATGAATTTAAGATAAGCCTGACGTTTCCGCTCTGGATTGGCGATATTCCATTTGCGCTTTCCGGCAGTGGCCGCAGCCCTCACGTCTTTACGAGAGCGATGGGCATTTCTGGTGGCACGGCCAACGTCACTATCACGATAAGATTTGTCTTTAATTTTTATACGTTCTATATTTTTTAAATAGTAAACAAAAGAATTAATTTTTATTGCCGCTGGGCATTTCTGTTTTTTGCAGTGGTTTTCCCCAACTTTAATTTTTGTAGTAAGTGGATTGCCATAGATACGGAGTCTTTGATAATGTGCTGAGCAGTAGCCGCGAGCAATGGCGGACTTGTCACATCCTTCGATTGAGCATACTTTGGGATTAGCCATTAAACTTTCCTCCAGAAAGTTGGTGGTCAGAAACCCAAGCGGCGTTGACGCGCTGTTTGGGTTTCGTCTTTTACTCTACCTGGAAAGCACAGGCAAGCATTGATGCAGCTATACCCTGGGCTTTGCCCACACTTCGACGCGCGGGTTATTGCGGTCTATTGCGTGGTGAATGTGTTTTTCCCTTACTTGTCTATCGTTCTTATAGAGGATGCCCTGCAACAAATCTAATATTAATGATTCGTCAAGATCACTTCTTTGATTAGCATAATAAATTTTCATAGTCACAGACAACTCACCCTCTAATAGAGGCTCGATTGGCTGGACCTGAAGCTTGAAGGCATCAGCGTAGCTCAGCGCCTTTTCAGACTTGATCGACCCAAGCCTAGAGCTTTTCCCCGGCTTAGCCTTAAACCTAACGATGCGCCTTCCGTTAGCTTTGCTCGCTGGCTCGCCCCGAACCATAAGATATATTTCCATATCAATGCCTTTCATCGCTATAAAAAATTCTGCTTTTTTTCTGGTTGACGTGTTGACCGACGCTTATCGTTGTGGGATAAACGCCCGTCAACGCGAGAGAGAACCTCATGGCAACGATAACCAACAAGCTTAATCTTCCGCAAACGCTAGTCAATCTGGCGCGGGGAGACAACTACTCCAGAGGCAAAAGCCGCCTTTCTGTTACGCAGATTATCGATAGCCCTCGGGTCAGAGTGCTTCGGGAAAAATACGAGAATGATATTGTAACAGATGTTAGTGAGATGGTGTGGCCTTTGATGGGAAGGGCCTTCCACTACGTTGTCGAGCAGGGCGCTGATAGCGAACATCTTCCTGAAGAACGCCTATTCCTTGATGTGAACGGGTGGACAATCTCTGGTGGTGTTGACCTCCAAAGCCTGGGCGTCAACGGCGCTGGTGATCATGAGGTCGTCATCTCTGACTACAAGCTCACGTCTGCCTGGGCAATCATGAACAACAAGGCCGACTGGGAAAGGCAGCTTAACCTGTATGCCCATCTGGTCGAAAAGACCAAGGGCTATAAGGTTACCGGCCTTACTATCATTGCCGTGTGCCGGGATTGGAGTAGGCATGAGGCTGGGTATAAAGAGAGCTATCCCAAGTCACCCATCTCTATGGTTCCTCAGCGCCTCTGGGATGAGGCTGAGAGGCTCTCGTATCTTGAGGGTAGGGTTGCCCTGCACCAAGAGGCAGAGCGGCTTCAGGAGTGGGGAGAATCGCTGCCAGAGTGCAGTGAGGATGAGCGGTGGTATCGCCCAGGTAAACTAGCTGTAGTGAAGCCGGGCGGTAAGCGTGCGCTCAAGGTCTTCGAGTGGAATGAGCGGGACGATGCTGAAGAGTTTGCCAAAGCCAACAAGGCAGAGGTTGAAGAGCGGCCCGGTCTTAACACTCGCTGTGAGAGCTTCTGTTCTGTCTCGCAATGGTGTGAGCAGTTCAAGAAAATAAAAGGAGAGAGCAATGATTAATCAGGAAGTTAACTCTATCGAATACTTGAAGTTCTTATTGCCTGATTCGTACCATGCTAGGCCTGTACTGGAGTCTATTATGGACCTCCTAGAGGTAGCCGAGCAGGACGGAGAAGTGGAGTTTCTTGATTGGGCCAAGGTCATGAAGGAAGTTTATGATTTTGAGATGAAGATGAAGAGTGCGGCTCACGCTTTTGAAGTGGCTCGCGGTTTTCTTCTCTCAATGGCGGCAGAGAATGAAGAGCAGGAAGGAGAAAAACAATAATGGACGCAACTAGTGCAAACATCGTCAAGGCGGTTATCAAAACCCGTCAGGACGTGGGTACGCTCGGCAAGGGCACCCTCAACCCGCACGGCAACTATAAGTATGTGAGCATTGATCGGTACTACGAGACGGTGGCTGACGCCGCATCGAAGAACGGATTGATGTGGATTGTCCGCGAGGATCACATCACGCTCAACGCCAGCATGGGCAAGACTGGCGTTCTTCAGGCGCGGTATATGATTGATATCTATCATGAGAGCGGCGAGTTGATCGAAGCGTTCTCGACCATCAGCATCATTCATCCCATCCAGGGCGCGCAGACGATTGGCTCCGCCATGTCCTATGTGGACAAGGTGTTCATGCGTCAGACGTTCGCGGTTGCCACAGGCGAGAAGGATATCGACGCCGACGCCACGAACCCTATGGACCTCGATATCAAGCCAGCGCCTAAGCCGGTGGCTAAGCCTGTTGAGAAGCCTATCGATCTGCCCGGCGAGGAGGGCGATTGGAATATGCTGGAGCAAATCTTCATCCAGTTCATTCCCACTGCCAAGACCTACGATGAACTCAAGGAGTTCTGGAACACCGACAGCAATACCAATGCCTTGAACCACCTCAAGGCAGGCAGCCCTGACCAATACGCGCGCGTGGTCGAGGCTTTCAAGAGCCGCGCTAAAGAACTGAAAGGCTAAGACAATGAGCGGAACATATCCTCCTGGCGGCGCACTGTTCACCAACCAGCGCAAGACCAGCGACAAGCATCCTGACTACCGGGGAAACCTGGAAATCAGCGTCGATCTGCTGAAGCTTATGGTTGAGCAGCATAAGGGCGGCGAGAAGATCAACATGGACATTGCTGGCTGGAAGAAGACCAGCAAGTCGGGCACGACCTTCCTCTCGCTCAAGGCTGACAAGCCTTACAAGAAGGAAGAGAACAGCAGTCCCGTATCTGATGATGTCCCTTTTAATTAGGGCTGGCCTATGATAGTCTTATCTCCTATCGCACGGAGATGAGGCGTGGTCAGTCCTAAAGTTTGTTACGCATGCAAGATTGTTCTGCCGATAGGGGATTTTTATAAACATCCCATGTCGGCAGATGGCTACTTAAATAAATGCAAAACATGTTGCCGCATTCACGCGACAGCAAACAGGTTAAAAAACATAGAAAGGATAAGGCAGTATGATGCTGAAAGAGGTAAGAATCCAAACAGGATTGCTGAAGGCGTTCGGAGAACTAAAGAAAAACGGCAATCCGATCCGCGCTACATGCGCTGTCATAACGCAGTTGCGCGCGCTTTGAAGAGTGGCGCTTTACAACGCTTTAACTGCGAACGCTGCGGGCATGAAAAATCTGTGGCTCATCACGAAAGTTATGACCATCCATTGCAAGTGATGTGGCTGTGTACGCCATGCCATTCGCAAAGACATAAAGAGCTGGACGCTATTGCAGACGGTTCCATAGAAACATGCGCTTAAGATCGAGCAAGCACCTAGCGTGGATTCGGACGTGTGGTTGTCTGATTTGTGGTAGGCATTCCCATGCACATCACTTGATGTTCGCAGAGCCATCCGCGATGGGGAAGAAGTCAGGTGATAACTACGCCGTCCCACTATGTCCGCAACACCACATGGAACTACATAGTTATGGGGATGAAAAAACATGGTGGGCTTTGCGTGGCGTAGACCCACTGGAATGGTGCCGGGCTGCTCAGAAAATGTTGAAAGTTAACGACAAGGTATCTGGGTAACCCGCCCGTGGAAGGAATGAATTAATGATTAATGATTTATGATTTTTTTCATAGGGTCATTTATTGTGGAAATAAAATCACGTTTAGAAAGCTGAGCCTATTGACATGATACGAGTGAAAGCAGAGAATCCTCACTTCAAAGGGTTGATTATCCGCATCGTGGATGTATTACCTCGTGAAGATAAAAACAACTG